ACAATATTAACGCCATCAAAGTTAATGATGACAAACTCAGCGCCAGCTTCTACAATTTCTTTGCGTTTACGTGCGGCTCCGTAAGCAATCGATACGGTTCGGTGAATGGCAAACTTAAACAAATCGTTCTGCCAAGCCGACTTCATGATCGACAAAGGGCAGATCACCAATACACGCTTCACTAACCCAAGGGTCATGAGGTAGTCGACTGCCCAAATTACTGATGCCGTCTTACCTGTACCCTGCTCATTGAAGCAGAATGCCCTACGGTTTGTTGTAAGGAACTCTGCTGTTGTCTTCTGATGCTCGAACGGCGTGAACCCCGGGGGACGAGGCCACGTATACTCTGATAGGTTCATTTTTTCTTGCGCTCTTTTGCGCTGGTTTCTGATACAACTTTATGGTTTGAGCCACGCTTGAATGATCGGTTAGCTGGTGGGGTTTGAAGTTTGACTCCGTTCCCGTTTGTGCCACCTTTAGATAGTGCCTTGATATGAGCAACATCTTTGCCTTCGCGGACGTCAGCACGTCCATCTTTGTTCTTGTCTGCATTTTTTTTATCTATACCTTCTCTAGCACGTTGACGTTCTAATCGTTCTGGGCTTTCGCCACGAGTAATCTGCTGCTGATATTCTTTCTTGTAGGGGCGGGGTTTGTTTACGTAGGGCATGTTAGTTCCTGTTGTATTCACATTGTTTCACTGAGCAGAACTTGCACAGTGGGCCTTGGATTGGATTCCATACCCCATTTTCCAACGCCGCTTCAATTCTTGCAACATCTCGAGAGGGGGCTTCTATGTACTTGGGAACCATCTCGGCATGGTGTTCAGCTTTCACAAACTCTTTGCTCACCACGAAAAGGAGAGCAGACCTCACCCTCCGGATTTCCGGAAACTTCGAGAATAGGCCACAGGCCACGAGATCGAGTTGCTTCACATCCGCATATCTCGCACTCTTGCTTGTCTTGTAGTCGACCGAGTGAGCCGTCCCAGTCTCCCGATTGATAACCACCAAATCGGCTATCCCATGCCACCACACATTGGGTGCATCGAAATCGCAACTTTCTAAATCCTTTGTCAACCCAAGTTTCACTTCGCATAACTTCTCTCCGGGGATCTCTTTTAAGACGTCTAGGGTAGCTTGCATATACGCAAACTGTGGGGGGATCGGGGTTCCGTCTCGAATGTATTCTTCGGCTATGGTATGAGCCGTCTTGCCATACAGTGTTGCCTGTGTATCAGGTTCAACAACGTCCCGCGCTATCTTGGTGTGATAGTACTTTTTAGGGCACTGCTGAAATGTTTTCAGGCTACTGAATGACCAAACAATACTCATGACTCATCCCAAATGTCGTTAGGCCAAACTAGCACAGGGGTTTCAATCCCTAAGTAGCCGCCTTCAATGTTGAACTCAATGAACTCCCGCGCTTCCTCAGCATCCATGCCGTCTCGCATAAGGATTTCCCGTATCTTCTCAGCATCGTATACTAATACTGCTACGGTAGTACCTTCACGCCAAGTACTTGCTGGGCCTATGATTGCTTCGTCATATCCGTCGTATTTAATCATGCGTTCTTCTCTTTGAGTTTGGCTTCAGTTTCACGCACAACTTTTATGTAGTTGTTAAGACCCATTCGCACAATCTCTTCATCCGTCAGCCCAACCCAAGGTCTTAAAGTCTTTTGCACCTCAGCCTGAGCCGCCATGCCATCCTCAACTCCTTTGGCATACACCTCGTTGTCGGCATCAATCAGTTGCTTGATAAGGTTCAAGCTCTCTTCACAGACTTTGGTAAGGCTTTCTACAGCAATAGCACGTTTGATAATCATAATGGTGTGTCCTCGTGGTTATCAGGGTTAAATTTAGGTACTCGGTTGCCCGTGTCCTTGGGGTTTGGGAATGGGGGAAAAGGCCAAGTCATTTGTTACTCCTGTTCAGGTGGTAATCTGAATTCCCAAAATCCGTAGGCATCGCCTCTACTCCAGCGCTCCCACGAAAAGTGGACATCCCTTGTTCTCTTGTTGATGTACTTCCACAGTATGCGCATACCATTTTCAGCATGCTCCATAACTCTCTCCGTACCCTGCCTCACAGTTCAAAGGTAACTCCATACCCCAATCCGGGCGGGTGCGCATGCACATCTCAACGTATTCTTTAGCGGCTTCAACTTGTTCAGTCGGCGCAATGCAAGCAATGGCATCATGCACAGTCATTACGACTCGGTACTTCTTCGCAACCAATAGCATCTGCTCACCAATCACAATACGGGCTAACGCTTGGCACACGTTCTCAATTACTTTGCCACCGTAAATACGTGTTGGAATAATTGCTTTGCCCTTCTTAGTGTCGTATACAAGTTCGATCTCGCCATCATCGTCTTGGAGCTTACGCAAGTTGGGGTAACGCAAGTACAAGGTGTTGGGTAACAGAATACCTTTGACGCCTTCGACCTTTAAAATATCGCCTCGGCCTAACGTGGTGTGCTGTTTCTGTAGTATGGACTTTAGGGCTGACGCCGCAGACTTCCATAGCTCAACAATCTTCGGATACGTTGCGCGGTACGTGTCGATAATGCGTGTTGCTTCGACCAATGTAATCTCCACATTAAAGTTCTTGAGTTGAGCTTGGAACTTCTTCGCACCCATGCCGTACCCACAACCAAGGATAGTGGTCTTACCAACGAATCTCTCGTCCTTTGTAATCTCCGTGACGTCTTTGCCATAGATAGCAGATGCCATGATTTTGTATACATCTTCGCCCCGATCAAATGCGTCAACTAAGTCATCTTGTTCCGCAAGCCATGCTAGCGTACGGGCTTCAATTTGTGATGAATCTGAATCGATCATCATGTATCCGTCCGGGGCAATGATTGCCTTCTTCAGTGCTGATGTTCTTGGTAGGTTCTGCAAGTTAAGTTTGTCATCCCCGCCCCAACGACCGGTGTGTGCCGCATAGTAACGTAGGGGGATAGGCAATGAACCGCGCTCGGCTATACCAATAAACCTTTCAGTCCTTGTCTCTTCGATCGTAGACTTAGTACCTAAACGCGCAGCTACTAGAGCTTGTACTGCGGGGCTTGGATGCTCAAGCAACTCTTTGAACTCTTCGTCTGTCTTAGAGAACGCATACGTTTCTTTGCCTGTGGTGGGGCTCGTCTTCATTGGTGGTTTAGCACCCGCAACTTCCAACATAACGGCAAACTTTTGATTGCTCATCAGATCGCCCTTTTCGTACATCCCCAACGCCAATGATTTTGTACGTTGAACCTCAGCCAAGTGGTCTTCTAAAACGCTTTTATCTAACTGCAACACAGGGTCGGTGAACATGCGCACAGTCAAATCAATTAAACGCAATTCAACCTTGGGGAAACCTTTGCTCATCTGCCCAAACAATTCCCACGTTAGGGCTACGTCGTTCTTACAGTAATCACCATAACGCTCTAACTGCGAGGGGCTGAAGTCGGCACGATGAAGACCCAAGGCGTTCTCAACTTCTGTACCCTTTTCACCGAGCCCGTAGAAGTCTGACAGCACCTTCAAGCTACCGCCTACTTGCGTACCATGCAGGGCTCTACCCATCGACAAAGTATCAAGCCAACCTTTGGGGCTGAGTCCGTAGACCCACTTCAAAATTGCGCCATCGAACGGGGCGTTGTGCGCTAACGCCAAACTGTTCGCCCAATCAAACTTCTTGAGGAACTGGTGCATGCTCTCCGCATCACCGCTGAACCACTCGGGCTCACCATCGTCTACCTGTACCGCTACGCCAATAGTCTCAAACTGTGGGCTACGAACGTATTCCTCAGTGGTAACTTTTGTTAGGGAGAACTCACGAGAATAATATGTCTCGAAGTCAATCGTTAGTATGTTCATGCAAGAAGCTCTTTCAGTACAAACTCAAGGGGGGGAGGGCGCAGATTTAAATTCTCCTCATTAAGGACTAGGGTTATGCCCCCTGCGTCTTGTATCTCGCGTAGGTTCTTATGTTGCAGTGCAGTAACTTTGCCCTTGCCAGCCTTAGCTTCGATCGCTAGGAACTTGCCATTCACGCAACACAGGAAGTCGGGGACGCCACTGTTGCCGTAGCCAGTACCGATAGGCATGGCGTAGTAGACGTTGTGGGCTTTGAGGATTGCCTTGATCTTTGCTTTGACCTTGGCTTCGGGTGTGGTTGCCATCTAACACTCCAGTTGTTTTCAAACTGAATAATAGCACAACTTTTTACTTTGTCAATAGTGCAGACGAAAAAAAGCCCGCACTAGGCGGGCTTAGTTCTAACAAATGTTAGATGTCACTTAAGCGAATTGATCTCACGTGCTAAATACCACTGAGCTTTGCGCAAGTCTTCCATCTTGTTGCCTTTGTGGTCGGCGCGAGTCAGATACTTAATCACATTGCCGAGGTTGTACCCGAGCTTCTTAGCTTCGATGAAGTCGATCGTCTCTATTCCACCTACTGTGTAATGAGCAGGGTTGTTGACCGGGTCGGCTTTTGGCTCAAACATTTCTATCTGGCGGTCTTCTCCACCAAGCGTGAGTTCTATTAGTCGTTGTGTGTGCGGGCTGATAGGTGTGTCAGAGCTAAACAAACCTAGGTTCTCCCACTTAGGTGTAGGAAAGAATTTATCCTGTACACGCTTAGTTGCCGCTTTAATTTCTTTCAACGTCATCGGCTTCTTCGCCTTCTTCACTACCTTGGCTTTCTTCTTTGCGTTCCACATTACTGTGGCTACATAAGCAGGG